TAATAAATAGTCTTGAACTTTTAAAATCTTCTTAATATTTGATTCTGTTTCTAATGCTTGAATTAAATAATTGAAAACTTTGTTTCTGTTCAAATCTTCATAATTTTTAAATAATAGTTTCCGTCTATAAATATCAGTTGAAACTAAATTATGAGTATTTATTTCATTCCACTTTTTATTTATATAATTATGTGTTAAATCAAAAAATGGAACTTTTTCTCTGGTTTGTTTATCAATTCCACCATATAATAATTTAAAAGTTCTTTGTTTTGACTCTTCATATGAACATTCATAGTATTTAGCCAAATGTTCATGAACTGATTCTTCACCAAAATCATAATTAACTAAATCTGCAATCAACCTCAAATGATATGCATCAAAGTCAAACTCTACTAAATAATCGTTTTCAGCTATGAAGCCTTTTCTTTTTTCAGGTGGTAGAGCTGCAAAGTTAACAGAACCAAATGAATTACTTGGACGACCTGTTGTTGTCCATAGATTGTATTGTGAATACAATTTACCATTTGATATATGTTTCTTTACTCTCATATCAAATATATCACATATATCCTCTGATACTTTAATTCCATTCTTTTCAATGGATGTAAATGCTTTGATAGCATCATTCATATAATCGTCATTCTCACCTGTATATGCTCTAGCCATTCCTTCATAAACATCACTACAATACTCATTATGTTTCGATAATGGTATGATTTCGTTAAGTTTTTTTACATTGTAAAACTTATTACTCAAGAAATCTATTGCATTATTCGTTATATGTTTCTCAAATGGTTTACCTGTTTCATTCCACCAAATGAAGTTTTTATCCACTACATTATTAAATTCATAAAAATGATTCAATAGTTTTTTATCAGGTGTTTGAATTAATTCTTCATTTAACCATTTGTAATCTTGAAGTATATCATCCGAATCAGGATGTTTCTGTATTATAAAGAAGTTATCATCACCCTCTGGTTGAACCCATAGGGCTGATAATCCATTGTTTTCATGTAATGGATGTAGGAATGGTTCTTTAAATATTGGAATAACACAATACATCGTACTACAATATATAACATCTTCAGCAAAAAAACAAGCTTTTTTTAATTTTCTATCACACCAACGTATTTTTGAAAAAATGAATATGTTCTAGCGTAATATTCACTATTTTGGTCTAAAAGGGCTATTTTATCACCAAAAGCCATTAACGTATATCTTTGGCCTGGTACTATTTGTAAATCAGGTGGCCAAACCCTATAGGCGTTTGTGAAGTCTTGATAAAAATAAGAATGTCCCAAACCATCCCCATAATTATCATTCCAATTTTCACCTTGTTCCAATAACGCTATATTTCTTTTATTTTTATTAGGAAATTCAGCATAAAAATTACCACGACTATTTTTAATATATCCACTTTCATTCTCAATTTCACCTGATAGTTCATTGGCGATTCTAAAATCCAAAGCATAATCAAATGCCCATTCCCTATTGTATAAAACTTTAATGTCAGTCATATATGTAGCAAATTCTGCAATTTTTACATCATTACCAATACTCAAATAACCAGCGTCAGCTTCAATTTCATCTTCATAACCTACGTTTGTTAATGCATTAGGTGAAAGTCTAATTTTATCACTTTGTAATGAACTATAAATATTTTCAGTTAATTGTGGTAATAATCGAAATTGAGTTTCTAATGAAGTAAACCAACCACCTGGTCCTATGTCATGTGCTACCTGAATAACTTGTAAATATGTTGAATCAATATACCTATTTGGTAAATAATCGACTTTAAACGTGTCACCTACTTGAACACCGGATATTCCAGCGATTGTTAAACTTAATTTGTAAGGTAGTAAATTAGGAATTTCTTTTTCAACTTTAGAACTAATTTTAAATTTATAGTATTCTTTAAAAGTTTTTGCAACTTTAAAACCTGCTGATTCAAGAGACTCATCACTAGCACGTATTATTTCTGTAGCACTTAAAGATGGTTGGTTATCCTCATCATTAGTTACAGCTGTAACATTTGATAATCCACTTTCTGTGTCTTCTATTAAATTAGGTCTTTCAGTTGTAGAAATTTTATAAACATTATTACTAAATAAATCATCAACTGCGGTAAATACATTATAAGTTTCAGAGTCTACTTTTGGTTCATCTAACAATTGTTTTGCTCTATGATTTCCCATATCAGGTTCATAAATTATAGATAAAGACTCGGGGTCTATAACTAAATTAGCTATTGCTTCTTTAGTTGAAGAGTTTGTTGTAAACAATGTGTCACCAACACCTAATCCTTGAATCGCATACATATTACCAATGTTTCCACTTGGTAATGCAAATTCTAAATTATAATCTTTAATCATAGAATTTGGAGATTGGACTTCAAAAGTAAAGTATGGATTGTCTTCAATTTTAATTTTGTCATTTTCACTAGCTATTGTGTAATTAACGTCTATTATAGTAATTTCAGAATCGTTTTCACCTTCTTTCATTTTCCAATCAAATAAACCATCACCTTCTTTATTCAATTCACCTAAAATTTCAAGAATGACTGATTTAACAGTTGAATTTTTTTCAAAAGCTTTTATTATCATATCAACATTTATAAAAACTTCTCTAATTGGTATTCTACCAATTTTTATGTCATTTTCAGTTGTTGGTTCAAAATCGTCTCCCACAGAATCATCTTGTATGTCAGGTAATTTTCCTTTTTGATATGAATAAGAACCACCAGCATCATCTGGGTCATCATTATACCACCAGTCAGGATATAAAAAAGCAGGTACGTCTTCTGGTATCTGCATTAACACATGTTGTTTTTCTTTATTTTCTGATGTCCATCTTGTATATGAATTTGATGAGTTCATTTTAACTTGTAAATTTTTACCATTTACTATGTTTTCACTATCTTTACCAAATCCAAATTGTGAATTTATTATTAAATCTTCAAATAATCCCCATACTATATATGTGTTATCGGCGTTTAAATTTTCAGCAAATACACCAGTCCTAATTGAATTACCTTGAGGCCCACTTAAACCTGATAACTCTTGTTTTGCTAATAATAACAAATTTTTATTATATGTTTCAATATCTTCTGATGTTGTGCTTAAATTTGGCGTTGACATTAATTGTTTTAAATCATTATCAGAATCCTCATCATCACCTCCCTCCACTATAGCACGAAGACCTAAATATAAAATACCTCGTGTTAATATTGTTTTAATTCTCATTACAATATCATTATCTGTGGTGAAACTAAGTAATGCACTATTTTTTGATGTTAAAGTGACTGAGCAATCCACCCCACCATCTTGTCTTATTTTTGCATTATAATCGGTAACTATGCCTTGTAAAACTTCTAACTTTCCGATATTTTTTGTAATTTGTCCAAGTGTCTCACCTTTATTTGGTTCACCATACAAATATTCTGTTACACCTTTATTTTCCTCATTTTCACTAAATTTAATTAAATCCTGTGGTCTGTATAAATTATCAATGTCAGCATATCCAAAATCAACAAATACTGAAGCACCCGGTGCTAAAAAGTATTTTGAAAAAATATTATCAAAATCCTCGAAATTATGAACCACAAAGTTTACAGTTGTTTTTTTTATTAAACCAAGTGCACCTTCAGTTTCTGATGAAATTCCAGTAATACCTGATTGAGGTTTCATATAAGGATTATTTTTTGATTCTTGAGGAAATAAAACTTTTAATTTTTCACCATCTCCGCTACTCTCTTTAACTTGTAGTGAATCATTAGTTTTTACCTCACCATAATTTTTTAAATAATTGTGATTCCCAACTTCATAAACTTTTCTAACAAAGTCTTGTTGCTCTCTCTTAGCTACTTTTATTATATATTTTGTTGTTTCACCAGTTTTATTATCTTTAATTTCTTGGATTCTTGTTTTTTCAAGAACTAACTCGACATTATTTGAATCAAGTTTTAATTTTTTTATTTCGTTTTTTCGTAAATCAAATAATTGTGCATCAACATCACCTGTTATTTCTGAGGCGTTTACCTCAGTACCCTCAACCTCTGCAGGATTAATTACTTTAACGGATGTCCACATTCGAACAAATGGTAACCTTGAAGCGTAGTCATAATTTGAAAGACCTGTAAGTGTTTCACTATAAAGAGGTTCACCAACATCTGTTGTTGGGTTACTTCCCTGACGGGAATCTAATATTCTTCTAATTTCACCATCAATTGGAGTTCCAAAAACCCTTTTATTAATTGACATTTTTAATAACCCTCTGCGTCCTGTACTGAAGTTGGTATTCTCAAAGATGTCCCTGCTGGGATATTGTTTGTTGTAAGATTATTTACTCTGGCTATAAACCACCACAATTGAGAATCACCATAAAATCTTTGAGCTAAATTATCACATCTGTCACCCTCTTGAGCGATAAAATAACTATCAGTATTTTTTTCATTTACTTTTTTGTATAGTGTTGTTTCATAATAACTGGTTTTATTTTTTTTATTTTTACTAGTATATTTATACCTTGACATAATTATTCTCCAATGTAACCATAAAATTCTGTTTCAAGATTTGGTGTTGTAGAGTGAATAACTTGATATCCAATATTAACAGTAATAAACCTTGGCACTCTCTTACCTTGTTCAGTTTCAAATGGGGAAGATTGTTCGATTGAATAATTTAATGATTTAATGTAACCCATTAATTCATTGTTTCTTTTTCCAAAGTACTCACCTAATCTTAATTTTGTTAATGGTGGTTTCATCCTATTTCCATAACTAATTAATTTATCAGATTCTTCGGATGATTTTATATCTTCAAAATATTCAGGATAACATAATGATGTTAATCTATTCATTTTTTTGTAAATAACCTTTAATTCATCTTTAGTTTGTGCAAAAAGTTTTAAAGTCATAGCTATTTCTCTCTCTGACATGCTATAAGTATATACAGGCTCACTTCTGCCAATATATTGAGTGGAGTTATAACTTGGTGATATATTTTCAGTAATCGCCTCTAAAAAAGCTCTGAAAAACACAAATGCACCATCTCTCATATCTTTAAAATAAAAAGGCATTCCATTTTCAGAATCCTCTATTGTCCCATTTTTTGAATCAGTTGGATGAGCGTCTTCAAGTTTATCTTTATATTGAATTCTACCCAATCGTGCTGATAACTCACTATCTCTTATACCAAATTGTAATAGTGTATGTTTATCACCTTTACCTTTATAAATACTTTGTGCATCTGTTGGTTCACCAGTCAAACCACCTAATGTATTAATTAATTGTTGTCCAAATTCAGAAAAATTAAAACCATTATCCTCAGTAGCTCCATCCGTAAAAGTGTCATTTACGTTATAAGGTACATTTCCATTTTCATTTGTATTTGGATATTCATCAGTTTCAAATATATCTCGTCCTAAATTTGGTTCTGTTTTATCAATTAAAGTTATCGGAACTCCACCAGCTCTAAATCCAGCTTGTATTAAAGAAGAAATAGGATTATAAGTTTGTTTAAACCTTTGTCTTGATTGTTGTAATTTACCATCCTTACTAATAAATACCGACTTTGAATTATCACCTAAAAAGTTTTGTTTTTCAATAAAAGCTACTCCTGCAGGTGATGATAGAAATTTAGTAAGTCTAATGGCATCAACCACAGAACGAGCTATCGGTAAATCTCTACTTCCAAAATTTATAGATCTACCATTTATTCCTAAATCACCAGACTTTGGTATTTTACTAACAATGTAAGGTTCTCTTCCTGTATCTTGTAGAAATTGTTGAATGTTACCACCTAAACCAAGTCTTCCGATTAAATTACTTGTAGTGCTTAATACTGCAGTCCTTGATGAACCACCAAATAAACCTCTATCTTGACTTCTAATATTTAAATTATTCCTATTTACGTTTGGATACGAAATTGGAGTTAAACCTTTATGATTTGGATTGTCTTTTGGTGTATGATTTGAATTATAAAGTTTTGTGTAATTCAAACCATCAAGTGCAGATTGTCCTAATTGACTTAATGGATTAAATGGTAATTCATTGTTACCAACCGCCGTAGAGAAATCTGTTGGATTTGTAGCGATATGAATTGTAGGTTGTGGTGGTGTATTGAAAAAATTTGTTTCATCGACATTAGTTATTGTATTTGATGAAAATTGTTCAATACTATCTTTTACTTGTTCTTGAAATACACTTTTTAAATTTTCTAAACCCATTCCAATCCTCCTAAGCCGATTGTTCGTTACCGCTAACCACACCAGCAGCTAACATTTTGGATAAACCTCTACCACCATCACCAAAAGCACCATCAAGAGTCGCAAGCATTCTATTTAAGGTTTCAGTTTGTTTTTCAATAGCATTAAAACTATTTATAGCTGTACTTAATGCATTTGAGTCCACTATTGACTCGTTTGCATCAGCAATAGCTATACCACTTTTTACATTCGCTACATCGGCTGTTCCTTGAATTGATTGGAATCTTGGTGCTCCTGCTATTGATGAATATATTTGTGTTACAAGTCCTGCTGCTAAAGCTGCACCAGCTATAAGATTTAATGGTGGAGGTAACAACGCAATACCAGAATAAATCCCAGTAATAGCATTTATTAATAATTTTTTTCCCAATAAACTTAATGCTACGACAGCTGTACCTATTGGCCCTATCAAGCCGGTTAATCCTGATGTTAAAAAACCAATAATCTTGACTGCTGATGTAAGTACACCCACAACAAAATTTAAAGGTGGGCCTAAATTTTCTGCTAGTACAATACCAAGTGATTGTAAACTTCCAATTAATTGTGCAGTTTGTGTTAAAACTTCCTCTGGTATTGGTTGGATTTGTTGTTTGGATAAAGCACCTGCAAGTGTCAATGCTTCCTTTTCTTTATTTACAATTTTTGCTAATTCACCAACCTCCACACCAGCAGCGTCTGCTAAAGCTTTTCTCTGTATTGCATTCAATCTATTAAATTGTTCAGCACTTCCTAATTGTTCAACTAAAGCTCTTGTGGCTCCCTCTACATCATTTGATAATGCTAACTCTCTAGCTTTTTGAAAATTTAATCTTCTACCAATTAAAACCGATGCTTCATTTTCTGCATTTAAAGATGATTGAAAGTCTAATAATCCACTTGTTATTTTTTCAACAGATTGTAAATTAATACCTAATTTTCTAGCTTGAACCGCAGCTCTTAAAATATTTTCACCACCCTCATTTGCAAATTGTGCAAAAAACTCTGATGATTGTGCAACATCGGCCAATACTCTATCAGGTGCGACATTGTTTGCATTTGCTAATGCAGTAGTTGAAGCTAATAAATTAGCCGCCTGTTCACCAGTTAAGTTTTGAGTTTGTGTGAATAATCCAATTAATTTAGTCGTATCATCTAAACTAGTACCTGTTGATATTGCTAATCTTGATACATTTTCTGATAATTTAGCAGACTCACTAACACTTACACCAAAGTCATTTGCTAAATTTGATATGGTGGATTGAGCCTCACCAGCACCTAATCCAAGTTTTGTAAATTGTGTATTTGCACCAGCTAAATCACTTCTAAATTCCGTTACACCAATTGCACCAAATTGTTTACCAATTGATTCTTGTGTAGCGTTAAATGTTAATAATAAAGCCACTGCAGCTGCAAGAGGATTTTTTACAAGTTTTACTATATTTGCTCCTAATCCGCCAAGAAGGTTATCTGCTTCTGATAATCCATCATTAAATGATTTTTGTACACCAAGCTTACTTATTTCGGTATCTAGTGCTTTTTCATCAATCCTTAACTTATTTCTTGCCGAAACTCTCTCACCCCTTTTAAATTTCTCATTTTTGTCAGCAATTCTGGCCTTTTCTTTTATTATATCTTTTTGTTTACTTTGTAAATCAGCAATTCTACTCTCAATTGTTTGACTTTTGTCACCACTTTTTATTAATGCGTTCAAAACACCAACTCTGTCTTTAATATTACTGTTAACTTCTTTAGTCTTACTGAATTGTTTTTGTAAAAGTGTGGCGTATTGATTGGTTAGATTATTTTGGTCACGCAAACCCTCATTAATTTGTGCTTGGATATCACGTCTTTCTTGGGTTATTTTTTTTAAATTTTCTGCTTCTCTTTGTGCTTTTGTTGCCATTTAATTACATACCCTTTACAAAATCTTTATATTTAAATTTATTCAATTTAATTTTTTTCTTTGAACCATAACTTTTCATTTCATCATTCATCATTTTTTCTAAATCAGATACTTTTTTATTTAAATTTTGAATGTCTTTTTTAATTTTGTTTTTATTTTTGAGTTGTGGATATACTCTAAATATTTGCAGAAGATTATCAAAGAATCCTTCTTTAATAATATTATTTTTTTTCATATATGATTTTTTCTTCGACACATTACTCTCCTAATTAGATAGTCGTATTCATATATAAATATCAAATATGTGAAAAATTATCTTTTAAATCTTGGATTCAATTTGGGTTTTGATTTTTGTTGAGCTTTTTTCATCTCATCACTTTCTTTTTTACGAGTATCTAATAATTGTTTGTAATAAAAGTTTCGTAAATATATAGGCATATCATACACATCAGAATGTATAAAACCTTTTCCATAATACATTAATTGAAATATTTGTTCGTGAATTTTAGGTTTATCCTTCGGAGTCAGGCCAAAAAAACCCAACCGTCATCGGTATATTTACCTTGACGGATTCACCTCCTAATTCTATTTCTTGAGTTAAATCAATATCGGGTGAAACTTTTTGTATTTCTTTTCTTAAAAACATCCCGTCTCTTGATAACATATTTTGAGCAACATTATTAATTACTGAATCTGAACTATCACCATCCACTTCTTTAATTAAATATCTTAATCTCGTGGTTAATTCTGGTGATACAGCACCTAATTTTTTAGAGGCTTTTAAATCAGCTTCAATTAGTTTTTCTTCTTTTCCTGTAAGTAAACTAAATTTTATTTTATTTTTAGATATCGGAAGTGTTACTTCAAAAGAATTTTCTTTTACATCTTTTGATAGTTTTTTAAATGGACAATCTGCCAGATTAAAAGTTTCAGTAGAAGTTTCACCAGTTTTTGGATTTACAATTTCACAAGTGTATTCAGGCCCATAAGCTAATATTCTAGCTGCGACCATCACAGCATTCTTATCACCTAATACCATATCGTCAGTTTTTACACCATTTGTTAATATTAATGAATCTAATAATCTATCAATCACTACACCTTTTTTTATGAGATTTTGTGATGTTAATATATCTTCCTCTTTAGCTGTCATATATTTTATCTCGACTTTTCCATCTTTTAATGGATGTCCTTCTGGATATAACTTACCCTCACTTGGTAAATCAATTATTTCACTTGGGAACTTTTGTTCTGCCATTTTATACCTCCAATGCTCGTCTAAACCATCCTAACCAAAATTTCTCTTGGTTTGGTTTATCGATAACTATGTTTGCGAATCTTAAAACTCTGTATGCTCTCACTCTATCCAATGAAATGTTTTGGATAGATTTTAAAGTCATTGGTCCCATACCACCATCGACTTCAATTTTGTCTCTGTTTTTAGAATTAGCAGCTTGTTGTAAAACCTTTACAGCTCCTCTTCTACCAAAATTTACACACATATCAAAATAAATATGTCTTAATTGTGGAGGAACTTCATCACACTTACCTCGTCTCCAATAGTCTGTATGATATATTTTTTTAGCTTGTTCTTTGGTAAGATTTTTAATGTCCACATCAGGATACCATCTTTTAGCGATTCCATATTTGGTTTCACCACCAGCATCATCAGGGTCATTCACATAACCGCCTTCGTGTTCTAAAACTATTTCTATTATTTCTTCAAATGTTGATTTCATATAAACATCCTCATTTCATATATAAATATATATAAAATAAAAAAACCCTCGATTTTTATTTCAAGGGTTTCTTCATTAGTTCATTTAAGTATTTATTAGAATTTAAGTATTGCGTAGTCATATCTTAATGTTAAAGCTATTTCTACTGGGTCACTTGACGCAAAATCCAAATCACCAAAATTAGCTGATTGAATATATGCACCTTTTAGTTCCCACTCCTCAATTACAGCTCCAACTGGGTCTAAAAGGTTAAACGTAATATCTTTTTTATAAAAATCTGAATATCCATCTCTACCAGTGACTGACTCGTGATGTAATCTAATCCATTCAATTACTTGTTGAGCACCTGATGGAACAATTGGGTCATATAATGTAATATCTAAAGGTTGCCATCTTGACTTACCTTTAACATATCTAGTCACATTCATATGTTCTAATATTACTTCATCAGAATCAATTTGTGGACGATTCATAGTTTTAATTAAATATGCATTAATTCCGTCAATTTGCATAATAAATCTGTTTTTGAGTTTTGGCTCAAATGGGGTAAACATTATATCTTGTGGTTCTAATAATTCGGCCATTTATATTCTCCTATTAAATACTTAAACCTTTAATTCATATATAAATATCAATAAATATAAAAAAAAGGGACTTATATTTCTATAAATCCCTTTTTCT